CAATGCATCATCGTCATCAACATCCACCCGCAGGTGCTGCTTTGCCTCAAGAAGCGTGATCGGCTCCCCGGCTGGAGCTGAAACGAGTTGCAGTGGCATTTAGACAATCTGCACAACAGCCGCCTGGTTGCCTGCATTGGCAGGGAGCTCTCGCGGATTGACACCTAGGACTTGAGCAGCGGTTTGGCTGGCAGCCACTCCTACCGTCAGAGACAGGCGAACAAAGCCAAAGCCGTTGACTGTGTCGAGCTCCTCGGGCTTAACGTTGATAAGCGCCTGCTTGTTGTCGCCTGTGGCTTTGACGATCTGGGTGATCGCTTTGCCGGTGATGTCCTTGGCACTGGTGCCAGTGGAATCAACAGCTTGCTGCAACTTCGCATCCACTGTGGCGCTGGTGCCGAGCACTCCGGTCTGAACCAAGGAGAGGAATCCGTGATGGTTGGCCACAGAAATCCAGCCTGTAGTGACAGTTCCTGCCGCTTGCGCGGCAGGGTCGATGGTGGCGAGAACGGACAGCAGTTCGCTGCCTTTTGCGTTGGGAAACATAGTTTTCTCCTAAGTTTTGAGGCTGCTTAGCGCGCGCCGAGTTGGATGAAGGGCGACATCGTTGCGCTGCCTTTGGCAGGCGTGATCGCTGTAGAAATCTTCGACTGACCATCCATACGGAAGGTGGTTCGAAACGCCGTGAGATCGGCATCGAAGTACAGGTGCATCGATGTGGCAGTCTGCATACCGCCAGACTTGGTGATCGTTTGGTAGTACTTGAGATCCACCAGCAAGATGTCCCCTTGGGCCGAGAAGGTGTTGGCGTGCTGAGACACAAATACCGGGCGGCCCAGCAACGTACCGTAAGGGGACACCTGAAGACCACCGACGGTCAATCCTGTTGGCAAGTAGATCGGGTAGTTACCCAACGTCAAAGTGAACAATGCTGGCAGTACATCGTTATTGACGATCCAAACCGCATTGGCAAATGAGCCCGTTGGCAGACGCGAAATCATCTTTGCCAGGTTTTGCGGAAGCAACGTTTGTGTCAACTGCCCAGTCTCCTTGGCCACACTGACCGTAGCGCCCGCATTGAGCGCGCCTACCGGTACGCCAGAGCCTGAGCCGAACAGGATGGATTCATTGGTTTTCCAGCGAATGGAGTGTGCAATTTTCTCAGGTAGATAAGTCGACAAGGCATTGGCGTCTTCCAACAACTCATCGGTCGTAGGCACTAAGGCCATCAACTTTTTCAGCCGCAATGTAGACAGTCCCAAAACGGGCTTGGTGGTCACCGATGGGGTTGCTTCGCCTTGCCAGTAAGCGCGAATGCCGTTGGTGCCCCAGGGCGTTGTTTCATCCTTAGGAAACGCCATGGTGTTTCCGCTGATCTCCACATTGTCAGTAAGCGGCAGCAATGAGTCCTCGCCCAAAGACAGCTGGAAAATCTCCTTTGAGAACTGTGGCGGGACAAAGAAGCCACCGTCTTGACCGGAGCCTTCACTGCCAAAGGTGGCTGGAGCGGCAGCACCACGACCGCTGCCAATCAGCAGGCGATCGTCAATCGGGTTGCCTGGCTTTTGCGCATGGCAGACGTTTTGCAAGAAGTCGCCCAAGCTTTGAAAGCCATGTTTGGGGTCGAGTTCGCGGTTATCGCTCACCACGACGCTTTGGAATACCGAACCATGACCGACACCAGAGTGGTTGCCTACATTCGCCCCCATCTGAACCTCTTCGGAAATCAAAGCCGACTCGCGGTCAATTGCCGCCGAAGCGGTTTCAATTCGACTCTTGAGTCCATTGAACTTGATCACCTCCTCATCTGAGAGGTCACGGTTTTCTTGGGCGGCAATGTCAGTTAAGGCACGAGCCTCTTTGACAAGATCAGACTTGCGAGCTTGAAGCTCGCGCAATTGCTTACTCATTTGGGTTTCTCCAGACGTAAAAAAACCACCTCTTGGGTGGCGGGATTGCAAAGATTAAAAAATACGCAAAGCTAGTCGCGCATCAGGTTTGCGACCTACGGGTCGCCTTTCGGACTGGAGGTGCTCAACGGAGCAACTCTGGAGCAGTCCAAATTACAGAATCCCAAGCTCTGAGCGGGCTTGGGCCAATCGGGAAGTTTTGGGCTTGGCAGGTGGACTGGACTTAGCACTTGACGCCGCGTCTTTATGCATCTTGCTCAAGACCTGATCAAAGCTGGCGATGCCGTCCACCATGTTTTGAGCCAAGGCCGCATCAGCCCCCAGGACACGGCCTTGGCCCATGCCATCGCGGACCTGGGTGATGGGCACACCACGCCCCTTGGCCACAGCCTTGGTAAATGCGGCGTAATAGTCATCTACGCGGGACTGCATAAATCCTTGCGCTTCTTCGTCCAGTGGTGCATAGGGATTGCCCTCGACCTTGAACTTGCCCGCCGATATGAGCGTGGTCTTAACGCCTGCCTCGTCCATGGCTTTGCTGTAGTCCTGGTGCGCCTGCCACACGCCAATCGAGCCCACTTCGCCACCGGCGGTGACGTAGAACTCACTGGCCTGGGAACCGACCCAGTAAGCAGCCGAAGCTGCCAGACTGTTCGCAATCGCCACCACGGGCTTTTGTGCACGAGCACTCAAAATCGCATCACCCAGTTCAGAAACGCCGTAGACGCTGCCGCCAGGGCTGTCGATATCGAGCAGGATCTGACTGACCGCGTCGTCGGCAACAGCTTGTCTGAGCATTTGGGTGACGATCTGGGTGCTGACCATGCCAGGGCCGGAGACGTCATCCACCATATTTCCACGCTGTGTGATGACGCCGTAAATTGGGATGACGGCAATGCCACCACCCGAAATGGCAGCCGAGGTCTGTCTGCGAGTGTCACGCAGTACACGGTCTGTTTGGACCTGAAACCTGGCGGCGTCGCTGGCAGGCTCACCTTGCGACCACCGGGAAATGACAGTGGCCAGAGCACTCAAACGCTCGGGCATCAAGGCCCAAGGCGTTGCCAAAAATTCAGCTACTAAAAGTTGGTTTTTCATAAATTCTGTCCGAGAGAGATAAGTGATTCGGTAAGCTTTTTTTGATCTAGCGGCTCGTCTATCTGGCTTGCCCAAAGCTGAACCCGGTCTAGCGGTACGGCCAAGGCTTGGGAGATCAACAAGATGTCTTTTTCTGCCAAACGAACTGACCGGCCAATTCGTCGAGCGAGCCGCTCAGAGGTCGTTTGAACAAGGGCGTTAAATCGACCGTTGAGTCGGGCGACACTCTCATCCTTCTCAGGCTCTATCGCTTTTTGCTCCGGTGGCTCTGCCGCTTCTGCTTGTGTATCGATTTCCAAAACCTCTGCCACGTCCTCCTCGACCATATTGAGTGGTCGTAGTGGCTGATCAAGTCCGTCAATGGGATTGAGGTTTTCTGCAATGCGTGCTTCGTTGCGGGTGAGCCAGCCGTTCTGAATTCCGCTTTGGTAGTAGCTTGAGCGGCTAGACGCATCGCCGCGCATCAGATTGGCGAAATCAAATTCAATCTCGATATCGTCACTTTCAAGAAGTAACTCAGATTGAATGCTGGCCTCCCAGCGCTCAGCCCAGGGCGTCATTGTGTGCATGACGAACTCCAGACTCTGCTGCTCAATGTTGGAGAAGGTCGCTCTATCAAGATCAGCAATCATGTGCGGTGGCACACGAAAGAGCCTTGCCACGTCGGTGATCTGAAACTTGCGCAACTCCAGAAACTGGGCGTCTTTGTTTGTGACGCCCACTTCGTGAAACTTCATGCCGTTTTCCAACACCAGGACCTTGCCCCGGTTGGAGCCGGACTGCGCCTGCTGATAAGACTCACGAAACACCTTCTTGGCCTCGGAGTCCTTGAACGAGCCAGGGAATTCAATCCACCCTCCTGTGGGCTTGGCGTCATTGGCAAAGAAACGTGCGCCATAGCCTTGGGCTGCTAGTGCAGTACCCAGATTCTCCCGGGCAAGCTCAATCGGGCTCATACCCATCAAGCCGTCCGAGGACAGGCCACGCAAATGCCAGACCTCCCCTCTTGGCAAGATCACCTCAGTGCCAGAACGGTCGCTAATTCGGTAGCGGTATTCACCTGAGGGCAACAACTCAATCTTGACCCGGTCCG